GGGAGGCCCCTGTGGGGGAGGAAACGCCATTGATATTTTTCGACGTGGAGGTGTTCCCGAATCTGCTGCTCGTGAACTGGAAGTTTGCCAAGCAGGAGCCTGTACACCGCATGGTAAATCCTACGCCGGAGGAGATCGAGAGCCTGACAAAGTATCGGCTGGTCGGCTTCAACAACCGCAAGTACGACAACCATATCCTCTGGGCCCGCATGATCGGGATGTCGGTGGAGCAGATCTATGCGCTGTCCAACCGGATCATCAACGAGCACACGGGCTTCTTTGGTGAGGCGTACAACCTGTCCTACACTGATATTTACGACTTCTCGTCGAAAAAACAGAGCCTTAAGAAGTTTGAAATCGAGTTAGGGATCCACCATCAGGAGCTGGGGCTTCCGTGGGATCAGCCGGTGCCGAAGAGCCTGTGGGACAAGGTGGCCGAGTATTGCGACAACGACGTGATTGCGACCGAGACCCTGTTCTACTCGAAAAAGCGTCAGGCAGACTTTGTGGCGCGAGAGATTCTGGCAGACCTTGCCGGCATGACGGTGAATGACACGACAAACTCGCTGACAACACGCATTATTTTCGGCAAGGAAAAGCATCCCCGGCTGGTCTACACCGACCTTGCTACGGGAAAATCCGATGCGATCGTGGAAGTCGAGCCTGATATTTTGACCGACTGCAACATCATCAATGCCTTTCCCGGTTACGAGTGGGCCAAGGGCGAGGACGGCAAGTACCACAACATGTTCCGGGGCACGGACCTGGGCATGGGTGGTTATGTCTACGCTGAGCCCGGGATGTACACGAACGTAGCCCTGCTGGACGTTGCGTCGCTGCATCCGCATTCGGCTGTTGCCATGAACTACTTTGGTGAGTACACCAAGCATTTCAACGACCTGATGGATGTACGAATCTACGTCAAGCACGGCGAGTATGAGAAGGCAAAGGGGCTCTTTGGCGGCAAACTGGCAAAGTACCTCGATGATCCGCAGCAGGCAAAGGCTTTGGCGCAGGCGTTGAAGATCGCCATCAACTCGGTTTACGGGTTGACCAGTGCAAGCTTCGACAACCCGTTCCGCAACCCCAAGAATGCCAACAACATTGTGGCGCTTCGAGGGGCTTTATTTATGCGCACTTTGCAGGATGAAGTGCAGCAGCGCGGCTTTAAGGTTGCGCATATCAAAACGGATTCGATCAAGATCCCCGATGCGACTCCGGAAATCATTGCGTACTGCATGGATTTTGCAAAAAAGTACGGCTACACGTTCGAGCATGAGGCAACCTACGAGCGGATGTGTCTGGTGAACAATGCCGTTTATATTGCGAAATACATGACTGCGGACCGCTGTGAGGCGCTTTACGGCTATATCCCGGGCGACTGCAAGGACGAAGGCGGCGAATGGACGGCGACGGGCACCCAATTCCAGGTGCCGTATGTGTTCAAGACCCTGTTCTCCAAGGAAAAGATCGAGTTCACTGACCTCTGCGAGACAAAGACCGTTTCTAAGGGCGCTATCTATCTCGACAAGAACGAGGACCTGCCTGAAGGTGAACACAATTATATTTTTGTGGGTCGCGTGGGGCAGTTCTGCCCGATTATGCCGGGAAAGGGCGGAGCTCTGCTGCTGCGGGAAGCGGGCCTGACGGATACCGGCGAACGGAAATATGCTTCTGTGACCGGAGCAAAGGATTACCGCTGGCTGGAAAGCGAGGCGGTCTATCAGCTTCAGATGCAGGAGGATATCGACAAAAGATATTTCAACCGGGAAGTCGATGAGGCAGTTGAGGAGATCTCCAAGTACGGCGACTTCAACTGGTTCGTTGGCGACGACGGTGTTGCTCCCTGGACAGCGCCGGATCTTCCCTGGAGCGATGCGCAGGAAGAAGCAGCAAGAAATTTTGACGTGAGGTGATATTTTATGACGAACAAACTATACGATTCCAAAGGACAGCTGATTGGCTATATCAGAACCGTTGAGAAGAATCAGCACGACGACCTGATGAAGGTGATTCTTTCCACTGGTCACGAACTCGTATTTGGCCCGTGTGATCTGACCTCTGATCGAGACGGCAATTGGCGTATCCGTTCTGGTGCGCTCTATCCTCGGTGTGAGGGTAAGAAGACGGATTCTGCTACGAACACAGCTGCTATCAAGGACGTTATCTTTGCTCCTCCGGCCACGATCGTTTACTGGTCGGATGGTTCCAAGACCGTTGTGAAGTGCAGCGAGAAGGATGTTTTCGACCCGGAGAAGGGGCTGGCCATGGCAATTGCAAAGCGTTGCGGCGGCAACAAGGGCAGCTATTACAAGGAGATCCAGAATTGGGTCGAGAAGAGCGGGAAGAAGTATCCCGGGAAGCCTGCTGCCGGAAAAGCTGTCGATCTGGATGTGCTGAAAAAATACAGTTCTGAGGCAAATAAGGATTTTGAGAAGTTCCTCAGCGCGGCCATGAGCAACAATCAGTCTGGTGGACTTCTCCACCTGACAGCACTCGTGGCAGATCTGAAAATTCTGGAAAATGAATTCAACAAGTAAAAAGGAGACTGATATTTATGTACACCAAGCGCCAGAAAGTCAATATCGACGATACCCGTTTCATCTTTACCACCAACTTCAGCGGTGATCCCAGCCGTGATCGCTTTGGCTCGGACAAGCGCCGCGTCAACGTGGTGATCCCGACCATGGAGCTGGTGAATCACCTCATGGATCTCGGCGTGAAGGTTCGTCAGACCAATCCGAATCCTGAGCGTACCTACGACGAGCCGTTCGTTCCGACCTACTTCGTGCCGGTGACGATCAACATGGATTCCAAGTGGCCCCCGCATATCTACTGGGTCACCACTTCCGGTAAGCGCCTGCTCTGCAACATGGACACGATCGGCCAGCTGGACTTTATCCGGGTCAAGAACGTCTGTCTCCAGGCAAACCTTGTCGAGAAGCGGAACGCACCCGGCGAGTACAGCCTGTATGCGGATGTGATGTATGTTGAGCAGGATGCGGATGCTGATCCGTATGCAGAGCGCTATGCCCGGTTTGCAGCTCCTGAAGCAGACATGGCAGAGCCGAGCGACAACACCGAAATTCCGTTCTGAGGTGAAGCGTATGAAGAAACTGTTTATCAGCGCACCGATGAAAGGGCGCACTGAAGCACAGATCCGGGCAACCATGGAACAAATGCACCATATTGCTGAGGCTGTGTTTGGCGAGGAGCTGGAGGTGATCCAGACTTATATTTCTGATGATCCTCCGGCTGATGCGAATCAGGCAGTCTGGTACCTCGGCGAGAGCATCAAGAAGATGGCGGATGCAGACTACTTTATCGGGATCTACGATGAGGAGAAGGCGTTCCGTGGCTGTGCAATCGAAAACTTGGTTGCCCGTTCGTACAATATCCCGAGCTATGTGATCAACTTTGGTTTCGTAGCCCCTGATGTTACGGAAGCTCGTGCAAAAGCCAACCGGAAGTACAACAGCTATTATTGATCATTGATATTTTTCGAGTGCCGGGTCAGTCCCTGGTCGAATGCCCAGTCGGTGAGTGCCCACGTCGCAAAATGGCGGCTCTAAGGAAACAGCTCGATTTATATTTTTGATGTGCAATTTGGGAGGTTGACAGTATGAAAGTTCTGAGGGTTCGCCCAAAGCATTACCCTGAAGTGATCGACATTGACTGCTCTCTGGAATCGCTCCAGAAAGAGGTGGAAGGCCCGATTCAGGCTGTTTACCCGTGGGACGATGAGGTGGCATTGATTTGCAACGAAGAAGGAAAGCTGCATGATGATTGCATGGAGAAACTCAACCGGACGCTCGACGGCCCTTATGGTATCACCATTGATATTATCGTTGGAACATTCCTGATTGTAGGCCTCACGGAGGATGATTTCGGTGAGCTTTTGCCGGAGTTCGTCGAGAGGTACGAGAAGATGTTCCATCAGCCGAGAAAGTTCGTCACCTACACGGATAGCGAAGGCAAAGCGCATCTCTACGTTGATTATTGTACACCTGAAGAATAAGCACATGAGAGCCCTGGAGAAATCTGGGGCTCTTTTATTTGAGTCATTAGCATGGGCTGTACGGTGGGTTCGATTCCCGCATGACTCGCAACCGGGCCAGAGAGCCTGATATTTGAATAACAGAAGGAGTAAGGATTATGAGCAGAGAAAAAGTAAAAGAGATCGTCGATTACATGGTTTCGGAGGGTACACAGAACACCAACTACGGCTGCTGGGCCTTTGATATTCCGGAACTGTGCGACAAGTTCGGCCTTCCGCTGGAATGGTTCTATGAGCACAACGATGATATTTGCCGCGAACTCGACGAGCGTGATGAGGTTGCTGATTACGAGCAGAACTACGACTGGAACAACCATCCGCTGGATTACGACCTGGTTTACTACACGGACTTCTGCCATTTTGAGGAGGCGTGATATTTATGGGTGGACTTCGCAGAGTAGATAAGGCTTGCAAAAAATGCGGCGCTATGATGTATCAGGTTCCGTCAAAAAGATTGTACTGCGATAAATGTCGAGACACCGTACCGCGTAACATGTCAAAGACGGAAGAAAAACCTAAAAAGCTCACACTGTCAGAAATCATGCGCGAAGCAGACAAGGAGGGCTTGCAATATGCGTCCTACTGCAAAAAGCACGGACTTTACTAAGAAAAAAGAGCTCTGGAAGGTGTTCAGAAAGCACCGGAAAGAGCTCTTTGCTTATACCGTCAGAGGGGAGGGCGAAGATGAGGAAGAGGCGACGATCTCGCTTCTGGCCTACGAGAATCACTGCAAGAAAAGTGCCATTTATGTGACGTTGGAAATGAGGTGAGCGACCTGATGGCAGGTGTAACGCTCTACGACTACCAATTGGATGCGATCAACCGTATGAAAATCGGCTGCATCTTATGCGGAGGCGTAGGAAGCGGAAAATCGAGAACGAGTTTGGCGTTCTATTACAAACTTTATGATGGCAAGGTGAACACAGAGAATTATGTTCGTATGACAGAGCCCCCGGATCTTTACATCATCACAACTGCCCGGAAACGGGATACGGGAGAGTGGGACGAAGAACTGGCCCATTTCTATATGTCTACAGATCCAGAGCATGATATTTACGAGCACAAGGTCGTGGTGGATTCCTGGAACAATATCGGAAAGTACGTTGGCGTAAAGAATGCGTTCTTTATATTTGACGAGCAGCGAGTCGTTGGAAAGGGCGCATGGGTGAAATCTTTCTACAAAATTACGCAAAATAACGAGTGGATTCTGCTCAGCGCCACCCCCGGGGACTGCTGGACGGATTATATCCCGGTGTTCATCGCCAATGGGTTCTATCGAAACAGAACGGACTTCAACAACCAGCATGTGGTATACAGCCAATTCTGCACGAAGTACCCGAAGATCGACCGGTATCTGAATACCCAGCGCTTGGTACGGTTGCGGGAACGGATTCTGGTTGACATGGACTTCGAGCGGCCGACGGTATCGCACCATGAGAATGTATTTGTGGAGTATGACAAGGTGAAGTATCTGTCGATCTGCAAGAACCGGTGGAACCTCTGGGAGAACAAACCAATCGAGACCGCCAGCGAGTTCTGCTATCTGCTGCGGAAGTTGGTGAACGCTGATGCAAGCCGACAAGAAAAAGTGCTGGATATTTGCAAAGGCAGACCTAGGGTCATTATCTTCTATAATTTCGATTATGAGCTTGATATTCTGATGGGTCTGGACTACGGCAAGGATACAGAGGTAGCACAATGGAACGGACACAAGCATCAGCCGCTTCCTGAAGGCGATAGCTGGGTGTATCTGGTGCAGTACAATGCCGGTGCTGAAGGCTGGAACTGCATCAAGACGGACACCATTATATTTTACAGCCAGAACTACTCATATAAGATCATGGAGCAGGCCTCGGGGCGCATTGACCGGCTGAATACACCGTACAAGGATCTGTACTACTACCATCTGAAGAGTAGGAGCGGTATTGATCTGGCAATTTCGAGGGCACTGAACTCGAAGAAAGCGTTTAACGAGAGGAAATTTTATGGAGCAGGTTAACTTTGAAGATGTATTTGCTGACCTGATTCATTCTTTTGAATCTGCGGCAGATAAAATAAAGAAAATCACAGATGAATTGGAGGACGAGGTTTATATGAGAATTGCAAATGACCGGAAAGCTGCCAATGGATTCCGTCCGAGCTATCCGAAATGCAAGATTCCTAAGACCGACATGGCTAACAAAGTTATGCAGGGGCGGATTCATAAACACTGCTAATAGAAAGGATTGATATTTGTGATTAAAGATTCTGGAGATCGCACCGAATTTGAAACTGGTGCAAAGCGTGATATGCACGCAGGGAAGGGGCGGATGGATCTTCTGCCTTGGTATGGCATCATGGAAGTCAGCAAGCACTGCGAGGAGGGCGCACTGAAGTATGGTGAGCACAACGTAGACAAGGGTATTCCGCTGCATTCGCTGCTGGACAGCGCTTCTCGGCATCTGGCAAAGTACATGGTTGGCATGGACGATGAGGATCACCTGCGCGCGGCCTGCTGGAACCTGCTGTGGGCATTGAATCAGCGAGAGACCCATCCGGAACTGGATGATAGGTTTGCGGTAAAGGTTGGGGAGGTTAAGAAAAAGAACTATCAAGTCCTTTGCCCCAATTGTGAGGCTACGATTATTAAAGAGAATGGCCAGATTTGCGATGGGGTAGGATTTCGAAAGGATGTTTCTGGAGAAAAACTTGAATTAAAGTGTTGTTTTTGCAACCATTCGGTGCTTGTTCCCATGAAAGATATTCTGGATGATAGGTTCTCAGTTAAGCAGGAGAAGACCCAGAAAAAACGTCCTTGGATATCGGTTGAGTGTACCAATTGCAATAAACGCCATCCTGTTGCCCCTGAGGGGTGGCTGTACGACATGGATGAAGTTCCTGCGAGCAGTAGAATTTTGAAATGCCCGTTTTGTAATGGGCATTGGGTACATAAATACATCGGCGACCTTGACGGATATGCAGATCCTGACGAAAAGCTCGTTGCTGTTAAATGCGGTGGCTGTAATGCTCATTTTGGGATTCCTGCATCTAACTGGAACAGTATGAAGGAGTGCACAATCCATAACGGTGAGGTTCTGGCACGTTGCCCTCGCTGCGGAAAGGACACTTTTATTTCGGAGGTGAAACCTGATGAGTGACCGAATAAAAATTGTGTGCATGGACTGCGCTTGCAAACGCACAATCGCACTTCATAAATGGAATGAAGCTGAAAGGTATTCAAGGTACTATCCGAACATCCGCTATGCTAAGTGCAAGATTTGCAATGGATACACGATGCATAGATACGACGGAGGTAAGCGCTGATGAATAACTGGATGCGCGAAGTGGACTATGCGACCTACTGTCCGAAGTGCAAGAGCTTCAAGGTGCTGGAGACGGATGAACCCTGCCACGAGTGCCTGACGGAGTGTGCGCGGGAGGGTACGGTGAAGCCTCTGAAGTTCGAGGAAGCAAAGGTGAAAATTAAATGAGAAATATGTCTAAGAAGACACGAAAACTTATTGATCGAAAGGTCGTCCATAAGTATTTCTGGTTCGATTATTTGGAGGGAAGCATATTCTATCACTCAAACCATGTTTGGCCTGCACGTTTGTGGATTGGTGATGCAATCGACCATAATGACGATACTCAGTGTTGGATGTATGTGCCAGCTCATAAAGAATATGTGCAGGCAATTCTGATTGTGAAAAAGGGTGTGCCACTTTCTCCTAAAGTTTCCGAATGGATTAACCGTCGCCGAAAAGAATTTGGATGCAAAAAAGGAGGACTTCGTAAAAATTATGTTGCGCAAAATCGTTGATTTCGTCAAAGAGATATTCTAGACAGAGCCGATGCCGGCAATAGTTAATACTCTGCGGGAGTTGACTATGAAGCCCGTGAAGTTCGATGAGAAGACGCGAAAATAACAGGCTCCTTTATGAGATGATTAGTCTCAGAATTATATTTTGGAGGTAACAAAACTATGATCGTTTTGAACATCAAATGCAAAAATCCGGAGGAAATGGCTAAATTTCGTGATCGCATGTGCGAGGCACTGGTTGGATCACCGGCATTCAAAAATAATGAAATTGCAGTGTGCGACTTTACAGACCTTGATAAGGCGTTTTCGATATTTATCGGCAATTCCAACGACCATGATGTGGAATATGATTTAATAGATAAGGACTTTATGGAACGTTAATACGAGCTAATCATTAACGCGAGAACCGTGGAGAAATCTGCGGCTCTTTATTTTTATCGTTGAAGGAGATGCTTGTATGCAACGTATGAACATCAAATGTTGCCATTGTGGAGACTATACCCCATTTATCACAGAGGAGAACATTGAGGTTATTCCTCAAGTTAATCTCACAAGAACCGATATGAATATTTTGGGCGATATCGCCGAAGCATTGGCGGAATGCGGTTGCTTCGGTGCGTGTGATTTCTTACGCCGGGTTCAGAGCGAAGTAACCCAAATTGTAGAGTATCAGGAGGAACGGTGAACACTAAATGATATTTGCTGAAGAGGATTTGAACTCTTTGAATGCTATTGCTGGACTATTGGCTTCATTCGGGTGTGATAGCCAGGCTGGCTGTGTGCTTTATATTCAGCATAAAATTGCAAAGACCATGGAGGCCGACGAAAGGAAATGCAGAAATGAGAAATATGTCTAAGAAAACCTGGAAACTCCGGGTTTGGAATCACATGACCGAGATGCAGAAGTTGGATATTCTGCTGAAGCATGCTAAGGTTCCGCATACTTATGAACGTCGCTGGCCAGAGATGGACAGACCGGACTGTCAGGAATATCTCCCGGGCGGACGACACGATGGTGGTGAGCAAATTATTGCATATGATGCTGCTGGAAATCGTATCTGGGATGGCATTTGGGGTTGGGGTTCCTATGGCTTTGAGCAGGGGCTTATCGAGGTGATGGGTAGGCAGGCACTTGGCCTTGATGATGTTGAGGGCTGGCTCACGGCTCGTCAGGTTACAAAGATGTGGAGGTGTAGAAATGCTGCGAAAAATCGTTGATTTCGCCCAAAAGATACTCTGGACAGAACCGATGGTTTCGACAGTCAACACGCTGAAAGATTCCATGCGGGACCTTGAGGTGGCCCGGAACCACTTTGAGAACTGCGATCCGGAGTTTATCACGGCTGCTATCTTCGAGCTGAACGCTGCGGAGAGCCGTCTGGATGCGGCGAGGAGGTGTGTGGGGTGAAGCCGTTTTATTATCCGACTTACAAGTGCCGATTTTGCGAGCGGGAATTTAACGATGGGCATCCTTACTGTAATCTCGAAGATGCGAAGAACAATCTGGCCGGTCTGATAGCGTTCCGCCCAATTCATTATTGCGATGGCGGTCATATTGGCATTGGATATTTTACAGGTCTCGAAAGGGTTGATAAGGATGAATGATGTTTGGGAGAAGATCGGCCATATGCTGGGCCATATTCTGGCGGCAACGCTGGTTATTTGTGCATGGCTGATCATTATTGCGTTTACGCTGAAGGTGATCTGGTTCATTTTGTTCCGGATTCTGCTGTGAGGTGCGATATGATTGACTATGAAGAAGTTGTTGAGGCCATATGGAGGTACGACTGTCCTCGAATCGACATTGATGAGGATATTACAACGCTTTATGCGGATGGCAAACCCTTTGCGCAAGTTATTCACAGGGCTGACGGGTCACGCGAGGACTTGTATTTTGAGGATTACGAGCTTCAAGAAGATATCCTGATCAATCCGAACGCTACATTGCGTGATGTGGTCGAGCTTTGCATGAATGGTGACATTAGCTACGCAGATGCTCGTGAATGGTGCATGAAGAATGATATTTCACTTGGGCAGTTCGACAGGTGGCTTTATGGTGCGCTGAGAAAGTCTGATACCTCTGCCCGGGTGGAACCGAAAGAACCGTGGCCATATCGAGTGGTGGCGGGCATAAACCGGGTGCTGGAGATTCTGCTTAACTCGATTTTGGAGGATTTTATATGAGATGTTGTCCGGTATGCTATTCAAAAGTGAGGCCAACTGTATACGGAACAGCGACCACTGGGACAAGCCTGGAAATCAAGTATAAGATTCAGTGTCGGAATTGCGGATTTGGATGCGATAAAGCAGGCAGTGTCATAGTGCAATATGATGAAGAAACGATGAACCCAATAGCAGATGATCATGGCTTACGGAAACTTATTAGAGACTGGGATTCTATTTTGCGAGATCCTGATAGAGAAAGGCTTGCTGATATATGAAGTATACATTTTGGTTTGAATGTACCGACAATGGTGGTGGACATCAGGCTTTTGAAGTCAAAGCAGAGAATAAGCAGGAGGCCATCAAGAAGGGCATGGCGTTTGCAAAGAAACATGCTTCGGGTGATATCTGTGGGGATTGGGAGTGCAAAATGATATCGGAATGGACAACATGAACAACGACTTCGGAGCACTTACGATACTTGCACCTAAATGCCAGAAGTGTCCGAAGGTGGAAACTTGCGACCATAAGCAACTGGCTCATCTCGGATACATTATCCCAATCGAGGATATTGGCATCAGCATAGTGGCCCAAAGAGGTAATGGAAAGAGCCTGCGGCAGCTTGAAATCATTGATGAAAAGGAGAACTAATTATGAAAATTATTGAACCTAAGTACGAAATCCTCACTGATATTTCTGAGGGAGGCATTAAGGAGCTCCAGCAGATCGAGCGGGTGGCCCGGGTCTGCTACAAGAGCGAGGACAAGATCACGCCGGATGGTGAGTCGGCAAAGAAACTGGTGGGCTTTCTGGTGAAGCAGGGGCATGAGGCTATGCTGGAGCATTCGCAGCTGAGTGTGCTGTTTACCTGTGATCGTGGCGTGGCCAATGAACTGATAAGGCACCGTATTGCGAGCTTTGCGCAGGAGAGCACACGGTACTGCAACTACTCGAAGGAGAAGTTTGGCGGAGAGTTGACATTCATTCGGCCGTATTATATTGATGTGACCGACACTGACGAGAAACGTGAAAGCACAGAATATACGCCTGGCAGCACCTGGCTTGATTCCTGCGAATCTGCGGAAATCCTTTATAAGGATATGATCGCACTCGGTATGCGTCCCGAACAGGCCCGTTGTGTGCTGCCGCTGTGCCTGAAGACCGAGATCGTGGTGACGGCCAACTACCGTGAGTGGCGCAACATCTTCAAGCTGCGTACTCCTGTGGCGGCCCATCCTCAGATGCGGGAGCTCATGTGCCCGCTGCTGATGGAACTCCAGAAGAAGATCCCGGTGGTGTTCGATGATATTTACACGTACTGGCCTGCGGATGACCAGACACGGAAAGGAAGTATGGTGAAGTGATGCGAATTGTGCTGCTCGCAAGCATTATTTTGCAAGCTATCGCAATTGGAATGTCTTTTGCTGAGAACATCGGCGAAGAAAAACAGAGAATCATCAGATATACAGGATGGTTCTTGCTTTTGATTTACATGATATTTGGTTGAGGTGATTGATTATGAAAAATCGTATTATTTGCATTGTTGTATGTATGATGATGCTCGTTGGCTGCCTCGGGCTATGCAGTTGTGGAAACTATAGGGTGTTTGATACGACATTTACCTATTCCTGGGCACAGATTAAGTTGCCTGACGGAACCATCATTGAAGGCAAGGTAGATAACTGGACCGATTATGAAGGCGATCAGCTGCAAATCACGATTGACGGTACCACATATCTGGTTCATGCAGCAAATGCTATTATGAAAACCTAAGTGGGAAAGGATGCGGTGATAAGAAATGCAGCAAAGAACGTATGATTTTCTCGCTAAGTTGAAAGTTCCCATGCTGACCTTCGGCGGGGAGCTGATGGGCGAAGCGGTGGAGATGGTCATCGATGACTTGAACTCGCACCGATTTATGTCCATGAGGGATATCGAGGCATCACTGGCAGATAAGTTCAATTGCAGTCCTGGGGTTGCGGATCGCCGGATGCGGTATGCATTGGATATGGCGGAATATCGCTCTGGTGGGGTTAATATTGAGCTGGAGAATTTGAAGAGTACGTACGATATTAAGGTGCTGTCGCTGAAGAAATTCTTGTATGCGGCAGGGAGAAGTTTGATGACGGAGGTGAGTGTGGGTAATGACCGCGGGTGAATTTAACGAACTGGCCAAGCAGGGGAGAGTATGGGCTAAGATCGTGGCTAATTTTAGTGGTGAATATGGACTGGTTGAGAAAATTTCCGTTTTGACGAACCAGTTTGTTAGGTTTCGGTTCAAGGGTAAGAAGTGCGATACGATCATCTCACCGGAGAATGTGATGTTTGAGATTGAGGATTAAGGTATGAAACTGGATAAAAATGTTATTTGGGTGAGGCCACCCTGATTTACTTGACTATGGGCAGAGCACATGATATCCTTGATACATGACGAATAGGAGGTGCTTTTATGGCACGGACGGTAAAATGCCCTGGCTGTGGTGCGGATCTTACGGTGAAAGATGACAACCGAGATTTCATGTTCTGTGAGTTCTGTGGGACGAAGATTCGGCTCGATGACTATCAGGAGACGCATCGGTTTGTGGATGAAGCACGGATCCAAGAGTCCAAGGATGCGAAAGAACTTGAGCTTAAGAAGATGGAGTTTGAGGAACGGAAGAGGAAAGACCAGTCAAAGGAAGAGAATAAAGCCGTAATTATTGGAGCTGTTGGATTTGCAATTATCATGATTATTTGCTTTCTAGGCTCAAAAGGATTTTTCTGAGTGCCCACTTCTGCCCATTTTATTTTTCGCAATTTTTGGGAATTTTCGAGAAAACGCCAAAAAAGTGACATTTTTTTGGCCAAAAACCCACTTTGTGGCCAAAAATTTTTATAAAAATGGCCACAAAATTTAACGTAAATACGTTAAAAATATGCTGTTTGGCCAAAAACCCACTTTTTTCTTTAACTTACTTAAAAAAATGAAAAAATATATATAGTAATAGAGAATAAAAAACGGGTTTTTGGCCATAGCGAGTTTTTACTTGTAAATGCGCGCCCAAGGGTGTATCATAGAACCATAGTGTACGAACGTAACGCTTCTGATTCTACGAGGTGAAAACCATGAGCTACATGGATGAGCTGGCAAGAAAATGGCGCGAACACGACCGCTCTTTTGAAGGGCGAGATGTTCTTCCGAATGGCGATGAGGTTTGGACTTATACCACACTAGAACTTGGTCTTCCAGTATTATGGCTGAAACACCCGGATGGCTCATTTGAGTATCGAGTGATTCACACTCCAGGTTATGATCAGGATACCGGTGAGCATTGGTGCTGGGAGTGCCACAAGATGCTTGCACATTGCGGCGACATCTGGAAATGCAATCAATGCGGTAATGAGATTGAAGATCAAGATATTGATATCCTCTCATCGCCGACAGAAGAAGCCAGTTATCCAGATGATAATCTTGAGCCTGAGTCGGAATGGTTAGATTGATATTTGCATTTTATGCCTCTGCGCTAAAAACGCAGGGGCTTTTTCTTTTTCTCTGAAAATTCCTAAAAATTCACATTTTTTCCTAAAAACTCACGCGAGAAAAACATCCCCTTTTATGGGGGGAATAGAATGCGTCTCAGGATGCACTATTCCTCTTATTTTGGAGGTTGCATCATGCTCGAAAACAAATTCAAGACAGGATTGATAAGGGAGCTGAAAGAACGCTTTCCCGGCTGCATGGTTGTCCATCTTGACCCAAACGAGATTCAGGGAATCCCCGATCTCTTGGTTCTCTACGGCACAACATGGGGCGCATTGGAGGGCAAGAAGTCAGCGAGTGCATCTCATCGTCCAAATCAGGACTACTACGTTCAGCAGATGGACGAGATGAGTTTTGCGGCCTTTATCTATCCCGAAAACAAGGAGGAAGTTCTTAATGAACTGGCGAGATCATTCGAGGCTCACGGGGAAACATGCCCTCCTCGGAGCAAGTAACTACCA